GTCTCTTTCGATCTGGAACAGGAGTCCCTTGAACTTCTCAACACTCCAGCGTCCGTTGGAGTCGATGTCGAGATCGAACTCACCAGCGGTAGCGGTGTTCTGAACAGCACCTTGCTCAGCAACCTTGTAGATAGTACGGATAACTTCGCGGTTGATCTCAGCCAGAATCTCAGTGGAGAGAATGTTGGCGAGTTCAGCCTCGGCGTTTAATCCGTGGATTGCTTTCAGATCCTGTGCCAGTTCCAGGGAGTACTCAGCCTTGAGGGCGCGTGACTTTGCAGTAACGGTTACCTTCTCAATGCTGAATGCCATCTGGTTGAAGGCATTAGCAGCAGCATCTCCGAGTGCCTCAGCATCGGATGTCTGCATACCTTGTCCAACGTTATATGCGTTGGAGTTGGCAGAACCAACAGGGTTCAGAACGGAGGGGTTAGTACCACCTTGTGCGGTAGTACCCATACCAGCAGTACCATCGGTGAAGCCACCTTCCAGGTTGCGTCCGAAGTTCTGTCCGGAGAATGCAGAATCAGGCTCGTTGTAGAACGCTTCGGTTCCAGACTGATTCTGATAGCGGGAACGCATCGCGAAGATGAGTCCAGTAGGGCCGCTCATGGGTTGAACGCCAGCCAGATCATAAGCGATCAGGTTGGGCATGGAGCGTCTGATCAGGGAGATCAGAACGGGATCGAAGTTGTCTACGCTAGATCCAGTAGAGTTGGTGGGAGCAGCCTCACTCAGGAGGGATCCACCAGACTCAAAGGAGGAAGACTCCTTCAGGAATTTCTCTTGGTTTTCGAGCAGGACAGCGGTTACAGCCTTTCTATGAGGATCTTTGATAGACTCAAGTCCATCGTACTCAAGAAGGGGTGCCCACTTCTCCTGCAGCTGTTCGGATTGGAACATTGCGGGTTACCTATAAAAAAAGTTTAGTGTTTGTTTGTTATGTAATCAGATTATTTGCTAAAAGTTCCCAGGGATCTGAGATAAGCACTCATTGTATCAGAATACTGCTGATGGTTATGAGTTTCACCTTCAGACAGGGTTTCAGTTTTAGCAACGGGAGCAGTCTTAGGGAAATAAGATTCCTTCAGCGTCTCCAGCTTTTCACGATAAGATTCTTCACTTTCAAACTCTACACTTTCAGAAAGTGAGGCGAGCTTCTCCTTCTGAGTGGACGCAAGTCCTTCAGAAACTTCATCAAAGATACCGTCTGCAACAGACTCACTGAGTCTGCCATTCAGAGCAATATTTTTCTCGATTTGCTCGTTGAGTTTTGTCTCCATATCATCAAGTTTTTCTACCATGCTCTCAAGCACATCATATTTTTCTTCAGGGATTGATACATAATGTTCTTCAAAAAGACCCTTCATTCCTTCAAGGAATGATTCAGTCATTTCAGTCTTGAGTCCTGCCTCAATGGCAAGTGCGTTTTCTTCAAACCACTCGTCAGAGACATACTCAAGGTAAGAATCAACACGCTCAGCGAGTGACTCTTTGGCTGCCTCAACTTCTTCAGCAAGCTTGGCAGCATATTCTGCTTCGATTCCTTCTTTAATAGAAGCAACCTTAGCATTGATTGCGGCTTCAAAGATTGTCTTTGCTTTCTCTTTGAATTCTTCGGAGAGTTCTTCGCCGCCGAGGAGTGCGTTAACATCCTCTTCGACATTGTACTCAGCAACAGTCTCAGTAGTCTCTTCTTCAGCGACTACTTCGTCAGTGGTTTCTTCTTCGATCACGGGTTCCTCGATTTCGACTTCTTCTTCCTTAACACCAGCAGCTGCCATGGCAGGTTTTGCTTTAGCGTTTACAACATCCTTAACTTGCTTAAGGGTTGCACCAGGAGTCTTCAGCTTCGCTGAATCATCGTCGGTTTTGTAGTTCTCGGGGGTAGGCCCACCGAGATCTTCGTAAGAACCTGTCTGTCCGGGAGTTGTTCCAGACAGGGAAGGCATAGGATCGCCAGGTTTAGCGTTGGCGTTAGCAGCAGTTTTGGACTGCTGTGTCTTTACTTCCATTTCTTGTAATTTTTTGCCACGAGACATTTGAACAGCTCCGTATCCGTTTTTTAAAAACTATATTTATTTATAAATTAGAAAACTTTATCAATTATCAAAGGTTATTGAGAAAATCGTTGAATAAATCCAACTTCTTCTCGTCAAGTTGCTTCTGAGTTGTGAGAGTGTTAATCTCTCTATATGTTTTCTCCGCGAACTTTTCGCGAAGAATACCACCATCCCATACCCATTCTTTTCCTTCCATAATTCCTTCAACAAATGCATCAGGAGCAGAAGGATCAGCAACGATATCAGCAGCAGTTGCTAACATGAAGTCGTCACCAACAATATTGACACCTTCGCGTGTCATCTTCAGTGAACCGATACCTCTAGAAGAAACACCCAGTTTTACGCCTTCATCAATCAATGAAGCAGCGATCTTACCCATGGGAGTATTCAGGATCTTTGCTTTACCAACAAAGTTAGAACCAGATTCTCTCAGAGAAACAATCTTATGAGATACACGATCTAAGTTAACGGTAGGGCCGTCAGGATGTCCAAGTTCACCAAGTGCTCTACCTGCCTGAACGTGGTTTTCGTTATATCTACCAACTTCACGGCGAAGTGTTTCCATAGGATACATTCTACCGTTGCGGTTTTTGATGTTTCCTTGAAGGAAGACGCCTTCAATATAAAGTTGTTTTTTGCCGCCTTTGGATTCAACAATGAATTCGACGGATTCGATTTCCTCTCTGATAAGTTTCATCAGGCTTGTCCCGTAATTTGTACTTGTTGAACGAAGAGTGATCCAGCACCAGTAGCAATGACACCTACTTTGATCGATTTACGAAGAGTGGCGTCACTATCAGCGAAATCTGTGGAAATACCACTTGTATCAGCACTTAGAGTTACTTTAGTGCTAAAAGAACCACTAAAATCTGCAGTGGTGTCAACGCTATCAACACCAACGTGACTGATTACCGTTGTCCAGTTGCTGTCTGCATTACTTGCTTCGAGAGTAACGCAATCCCCTACAGCAAATGGTTGTTGAGTGCCTTCAGGGCAAGTGACAATTGTTTTTGTGCTTGAACTTTCAATAGTTCTGACTCTCTGAGATGCTTTAGTAACACCCAAAGTTTCACTAGTTCCAGCAGGGATGATGTAATCTGTCACTGTTGCTGTTGGTTCTGTACCAATAGCAATATGTGCATCCTCATCTCTAGCGGTAATTCTTAAAACGCTAGATTTTACAGCAATTGCATCACTTTTAGTAGCACTACCACTTGTAGCGATACTTTGTCCAGCACCAACTGTACGATGTGCCATTATTCAGACTCCTCTTCGGTTTCGTCTTCGGTTTCAGTTTCTAATTCGTCAGTGACTTCAAGAGTTTCCTCTTCTCCATCCTCAACTTCAATATCATCTTCACCAAATACTCCATTTGCTACCATGGGACGAAATGCATCGATCCTTTCAGCAGCTTTTCCAAACAGTATCTCCTTGATCCTATCGCTAATTTGCGACGGGGACTCATCGGATACCATCATATCCATAAGTTCGTCCATGTTTTAGTCAATATTTACTATGATTTATTTATATCTCACCACCCTTGGGTAATTCAGGAGCTTCAGTTGCAGATCCGTCAACTTCAGGTTCCATAACTGGAGCACCTAAATCACCACCTCCAACTGCACCAGGAATTGGTTGTCCAGTTGCAGGATCAATCTGCATTTCTGCTGGATCTGGAATGATGCCCGCTTTGATTTCTTGTTCAATAAGTTTATCTTGTTCAAGAATCTCTTCATCAGTCTGACGCAGAACCTTTCTTCTGATATAATCTTGAGAATAATACTTACCGACATATGTTTCAGCAGTTTGACAGAGAGTAAGTCTCTCATTCATCAGTTCTGCTTCCTTCAGTTCGGCAAAGTGATTATCATACAGGAAGTCATATTGAATATGCTCACTCATTACTTCCCAATCTTCAGGAGTAATGACATTCTTGAGAAGAAGTTGAGTCTTCAGCATATCATTGAACATTCCAGAGAATCTTTTTCTCAAACGTCCAACGAACTTGCTAAATTTAACTTCATCTCTCAGGATCTCAGAAGATCTCCCCAGGTTAAACCCGCCATCTCCTTCAATTCTGGAGATAGGAACATTAAGTGACTTGTACAGTTTCTTTTTAAAGTATTCAATATCAGTGATTTCGCCCAAGTTTTGTCCGCCAGGCAGAGTGGAGATTTCGGTTCCTCTTCCGCCCTCACGCCTAGGAAGCCAAAAGTCTTCAAGCATTGACATGAATTTCTTATCATCACGAATCTCTCCTGTTTGTGCGTTATAAACAAGTTTATTACGATATCTATTCATGACATCGCGAAGGTATTGTTCTGCTTTTACTTTAGGCAGATTACCAACATCGATATAGAAAATACGACGCTCAGGAGCACGGGACAATCTATAGATTACCAGTGAATCCTCAATCATTCTAAGTTGATTAAGAGATTTAATTGCTTTGTGAAGATACGAAAGAGTCGATCCTTTGTTACGATCTACAAGTCCAGATGAACAATAAGTGATTGAATCTTTTGAAAACTTAATTCCAGATTGTCCACCACCACCTGCAGTTGCTGGACTTGCGGTGGGATATGAACTCTTTGGATTGTACATGAAATATTCTTCAATCTCAGGGAATTCATATTCCATGGGATTGTCTGAACCCTTATTAATATTCGCTAAGCGAGTTTGATCACTGGGTTTTTTCTTTTGTTGGCGAATATAACGCATCTTCATTGCGTCAATATAGCGCAACTCTTGAATCCCCTCATGAGGATTCTTCATATCAATTACTTTATGATAGTAAAGACGCCCGTCAATGTACCAATTCCTGTAGATTTCGTGCGCTTTTTTGTCAAAATCTAATAAACCAAGAATGAACTTAAATTCTTCTCTAATCTTTTTCTTAATACCATCACTGGCATTCAGATTAGAAAGTTCAATTTCAACAGGTGAATCGTTTGTATCTGCAACGATTGCTTCATTTACAACATCTTCGATGGCACTATCACATTCTGGGTGAAGTGCCATCTCACGATAGCGTTTGATTAAATCAAACTCTGTTTT